CCCTTGGTCTGGACTGTCAGCGGAAGCTGATATGCCGACCCGTCGAGGTCAGTTCCTGAGCACTCGTACTTCGACTCGACTTTCGAGGCTGGATTCTGAACCAGAATCGCAACCAATAGGATTGAAAGCATTTCACACCTCTCTCTAACCAGGTTAAGGGTTTCTCACCGTTCATGAGACGACGGAGCCGTACGACTGCCTCCGCTTGGGTCATGTACGCCATGCTCTTTCTCCAACTGGCTCATGTGCTGGTTTACAGCCCAGAGATCGTATCCCATGGTCGCCGTATGGATACCAGCCTGAATCCAGTTTTTGCGACGCAGATTGTAGACCGCGCCGAGGGAATGCCCGAACACGAGCATTCCATGTACGAAGGCTCCGAAGACATGAATGTTCATCGCGACCTCCTCTTCTCGGCCTGTTTAGCGAGTTCGGCGAGTCGCCATTTGGTGAAACAACGCTGGGCGTTGTTCTCGTGGAATGTCTTGCCGAGGAATCGGATTTGCTCTGCGTATGGAGCCACGATGATATGGCAGTAGCCGCAGAATGTAGGTTGCCGAGCGACGATTTCGTCTGTCCTTTTCCACATGATCTCCTCAATTCACGATGATCCTATCTCGTTTGTTGATGTGGTCAACCTTGGCGTGGTCTTTTTCATTGACTCGCACCAGAGTAGTAAACACCGCATACTCGCCCTTTGGCAGAGCAAGCATCATCCGTTGATGGATGACTTCCGAATTTCCGTCCAGTTGTATCAAAGAACTCGAACTCATAGGGCCATCCCAGCCGATAAAGAGGTACCGATTCAAGTCGTTTCTCGGTACCCGTACTTCGATTCTGGCATCGCACTTTGCCATGCAGATTCGCGGGTAGACCAAGAGGCTGAATTCTAGCTCCTCACAGTGGGCTGGGTTCCAGCACACGATCACTGCGAACACCCACACACCGTAAACGAGGCGTAGCTGTCGCAGTGTCATAGCCTGCTCCCTTCTCCTGAGTCTTATGCCTAGGGTTTGCTCCTCGTTTGCATAGGGTTCAGGAGTGGAAGCGAGTTATTTCCATAGCTTACCGACTACGAAAATTGCAACCGAAATTATTATCGAAATTACACCTGCAATCACCGCCATCCTGCCCTGGAAGTTGGCCATCTCTTTTTCGAGAGCCGAAAGCCGCCCAGCCTCTAGGTTGTCGAACTTGCTTTCTAGCCGTAAGATGGAGCCTCCCAACTCTTTTCTCATTTCCTCTACAAGATTATAAACTTCTCGTATCGTAGCTTTTGTATCGTCTGTTCTTCGGTCTTTCATATTATTGTTGCCCAAAGTCGTTATCTAACTTAAATGGGCCATTATGTTTGAATCCAGTCATATCAGTGGTAGGTTCAAAAGTTCCATTCATAAGTTCTTTAATAAGTTTATCTACAATTTCTGCTTTTTTCTTTGAGGGATAGTCTAACTTACCAGACATATAATTCATGTACTGGGTTCCTCTATAGGCATCGTACTGGCTTGGTTCTGTAATTACTTGTTGTAGAGATACACCTTTTTGTTGAGCACGATTTACTATGGTTGAAAGAATATCTCGAGCTTCTTCTTCGTTGCCTGGACTACTTAACTCGCCAAATAAAGTACCTCCAACTCTGCGAGCCTCAAAACTAGATTGAGGTTTAATTACATTACTTGTTTCAGTTGGAATTTCTTCTTCTGATTGTTGGCTTCCAAATTGATTATTTAATCCAAGACCAATAGGAACAACTCCAAACGCCTCCACTGGCATTCTTCCTCTTTCTTTTGGAAGTTTAATCTTCCAATACTCTCCTTGGCCTTCTTTAACTTTACCTTCAACATTCAATCCCATCTTCCTTGCTTCTCTTGGAATTGCTTCTTCATTGAGTTTATAGACGAAGTGTTTAGTATCTACTTTGCCAGAGATGTCAAAGGTTTCTTCTTGTGCAATATTCCTTACTCCTCTAGTAAATTCGTTGCCAAACTCCATACTTTCATAGACGTCTTTCGGCACCGCCTTAAACTTCCCATCTCCGAGGATGTCGGTGATGATCCAAGTCTCTCCCCCTGTTCCTTGTTGAATTATCGGCTTACCTACTTTCAGGTCTGCTTCGGCTAGTGAGCTACCAAGTGAAGTGACGTGTCCTGAATCACGCACGTTGTACCAATTCTCTCTACTTCCCAACCCCTCAATCTTCATCGCTGTCTCTCCACTTGGAATGAGAATAGTATCTTTGCCATCTTTAGCCGCTCGTTTTACTTCTTCTCGGAAGGTGCGGAGTTGAGCGAGAGGGTCGTTGGAGGAGTATGGCTGTAGTTTAGAGAGTTCTTGTTCACGTCCTGCAAGTTCCTCACCAATCAGCTTGTTTTCTTTTGCTGTTCTTGGAATCACTGCCTCTTTCTTTCTCCGAGCAAGTTCAAACTGATGTTCAAAGTTCTCTTTTTGCATCAAATCACTCTGTGTTTCTAATATCTTCCTTGTCTTGCCATCTGCCATATCTTCATAGCGGACATGGGAGAAGTAGTTGGGGAATGATTCTCCAGTTTTTATGTCTGGTCCATAAGAATCACTTAAAGTTCCTTTAAAATGCACATCACCAGCACTTGTCTTAATCGGGCTTTGATAAACGATTTCACCATACTTGCCATCACCTATGAAATCTTGACCTACATTTGACCAGCGAGGAGATTTTACTGGAGTAGGAGTGAGAGGAACGAGTTGAGTTTCAACATCTTTGGCGAGTTTGGTGAGGTTGATTTTGCCTGAAGGTTTAATAAATCCTTTTTCTTGAACTATTACTGAAACATCTTTAATCCCAAGTTCCTGATACGCTCTTAATCTGTGATGTCCATCAATTAAAACATATTTACCATCTCTAAATTCAACAACGAGAGGAGTTTTATCACCTTTTTTAATAGATTCTAAAACTCTTGCTTGGTCTCTGGGGTCAAATCTAATAGAAGTTGGTTTGATTAAATTAGCAGGAATATCTGAATAAACAAGTTTTTCATTTGGATATCTACTAATCAATTTATCAACCGCCATCTGAAATTCTTGTTTGCCCATAATGTCTGCTTCACCTTTCATAACTTTAGGTAAGTCTTTTAGAATCTCTTTAGTGTTTACATATTTTTGATTGTCAACTAATCCTACAACCAAATCTCTATCTGCTTGTCTAGTACCCTCTTTTGTTGCACGATTCAGAACTTCATTAAATTGTTGAGGAGTTATTTCTTCTGCCATACCTCTGAACTTTTCAAGAAGCTTAGTGGAGAGATTTTTGAGACCAGAGAAGACTTTGGGAGCAACCTTTGGTGCTACACTTTTAACAAATCCCCCAGCTCCTAACGGACTGGTAAAGTCTGCACCATGCTCCAAGACTCCTTGGGCAGAGCCAAACATTTTATCTAATTGACCTCCAATATCTTTGGCTGCTCCTTTTAAATCTCCTGTGATAAACTTAACACCTGGAGAATTAGCTACAGCTCTAAACGCAGGAGAAGGCTCACTCTTAATAAACAATGGCTCTTGTTTTTGTATGGGAGCATTCACCAATGGTTGATTAGTGAACAACGATTCTCCTAAATTGAAGCGATTGATAGCCATTTACTTATTTATGATTATAGGGTAAAGTAAGGGAATGATTGAAACCATAGTAATCGGCGGTATATGTGGAATTATAGGCGGTTCGATATTCCACTGGTTATTCTCCTAGGCTTCTAATTCCCAAACCTCCAGCTGCTCCAGCCACTCCCCACTCGGCTGCTCTTGTTAAGACTGGATGTCTTTGACCAAATCTTCTTAACGCATTCGTGCCTATTTCTTTTAATTCACCCGAAGCAAGTTTCTCCGATAAATTATCTATTGCTCGGAACATATTGGTTTGAGCCTTCATACTTTGTTTGTAAGCTACATCTTTAAGATTGTCCGCAATGAAAGTATTCATTGTTTCTCTCATGGCAGTTATGGCCTGTCGCATTGGCTTGCTGGCGTTGTCGTATAAGTTTGGAAATTGTTTTTCCACTAGTTCATCGAATGCTTGTCGTGCATCAAGGAGATGTTCAATCGTTCCACCTTTAGACTTGGCTATTTTTAATGCAGCTTCACGAGCCAAATCAAACTGACGATTTAGCACCGCATCTGACTTGATAACGATTGGCTTTGCTACAGCACTCATCTTGGAGGATAGTTCCTTAAACGAATACAGCTTGTTTTGTCCACTCTTAACAACTTCGGCTCGTAGTTTGGTGGCCTCATACGCTAATGAACTTTTTACCTTGTTTAGATTTTCGCCCAGGGTAGCCTTAGGGTTAAAACCAGGGACATACTTTTTGATCGTCTCGGCTATTTCTACCACTCTTGGATTGGTATTTAGTGTTATCCTACCAAGCAGGCCTTTTTTCTGTACGCCTAAACGAGCTGCTTCTTCGGCAGCTTCTTTGGCTGATAATTTTGGAGCTATAGCTTCAGCTATCTTATCGAGATTCTTTTTAGAAGTCCGTTCACCCAAGCGTTGGGCTACATTTTTCCCTGCCTCTACAACGCTAGGCGTAGCTCTTCCCAATGCTCCAGTCTTTAGTCCCAGAGCAGCTTTTCCATAAGTACCACCACCTAGCAGGTCAAGGGTAGTAAAGCCAACATCAGTTAGAGTCTTTTTGTTCGAGGGTATTTGGGACTGACGCTCAGAGGCCTGGCCTGTTGCCTCAGTAGTCATAGCATGGGCCTTCTGAAGCATTGCAGTACGCTGTGGATCGCCCCTTGGACGCTGCAGAGCAGCCTTAATAAGAGCATCGGCGTTGTCCCCTGCCTGGCCTGCCTGCTCACGGTTAAATGTCTGTTTTGTAGATGCTATAGATTCGGCTACACCTTGTTGTGATGAGGTTAAGAATCTTGTAACTGGAGTCATTCTAGGCTTATTACCACCTAGCCCGTTATTGCTGAATTGAAATCTAGGAGAAGGAGTAGGTGTTTCTTGAACTGGAACTGCACCAAAAGCACTAGGATCGAAACTAGAACTTGAACTATGTCCAGGTAAACCAGACCTATTGAGCAGGTTTGTAGATTCTTCTTGAACAGGAGTGGCTCCGAATTTTGTTGGATCAAATGCCATTAGGATAACTTATTTAGTACAGCCAAAACTTTGTTAGCGTAGGCAACAGTATCGTATGCTTGTCCTGAAGAGTTTCTGCCTCTTTTTGCTATTGGTTTCTCTGAGCCTCCAAGTGAGCCGTTCCAAATCATAGCAACTTCTCTAGGTGAGTACCCTCTATTTAATAGGTCAGCCACCTTCCACTTCACTACAGCAACCTCGTTTCTGGTATTTTGAACAAGTGGCTTAGCAACTCTATTCACAGCCTTGTTGTAGGAACTGGATATTGTTCTCCAGGTAGCAGGTAGAAACTGGGCTAGACCATATTCTCCGCTTTTGCCTGGTTGTGCTCGGCCACCACTCTCGTGCATGATTATTGCCTCCGCTAGCTTATTGGCATTTACAGCGGAGGATGTAGTGCCTGAGTTAAAACTTGTTCGTTTACCTCCAGCCTTTAGGAAGTCGTCTACTCTATCATTCGGTACATCATATTGTTTACCATCTGGGCCAAGTAAACGAGTAGTATTACCTCCCCCTCCATTTTTACCACTTGCTCTTGTATTTGCGTACTTACCAGCAAATACTTCCTTAACCTTTTCTAGTTGTGCCTTAAAATCAGAATCGTTTAGATTTCTACCCAATGCGGTGGCAGCTTCACCTAAGACTCGAAATTCAAAGTCAGAAATAGCACCACTACCTTTCAACTTCTCTCTATTCTCTAAAGATAGAATTCCTTTTAACTGGTTAAACTGATTTAATGCCAACTGTGCTCTTGGATCTGCATCACCAAATCTTAATTTGCCTTGGAAGAATCCACTTATTCTACCTAAGTTTGGGTTATTTAATAATTCTTCGACAAGACCCAGATTAGATTCCAAACCAGCTTGTCTTGGTGATGTAACGCCCGCTTTTTGGAGTTCGGCAGCTACTTCACCTCTTTGAGAAGGCGTGAGTTGTTCTAACGAAACATTTCCTGAAACAACTGCTTGAGCTAGATATGACAAATCTTCCCCAGGTTTCTTTGGAGTCATATCATATCTTACTTTATCCATATTAACTTGAATTTGATCTTGTTCTAGTTTTTCTCGTTTCTTCTTAACATCCTCCTGTGCTTTTACAGAAGCAATCAAAGTATCTGCATCAAAGCCAGCTAACTTGAATGCCTGTTTGCCTTCCTCAGTCTTGAGTAGAGAGTCTAATCCAGCACTACCGCCTAGAGTAGCAGCATCGATGATGTTCTGCCTCATATTATCTTTTAGCTGTTGCTGACGATCTTCTTCATCTTTTAAGAACTGACGAGTGTTTGTAATTACATCTCCGAAACTCTTAATTTGTTCGCCAAAGGTTTGCATACCTTGGTTTGCACCCGAAACAGTAGGTTGAACAGCTGAAACCATATTTGCTCTAACCGATGATTGAGCTGTAGGAGAAGCACCAATCATATTAGCTGGAGTTTGTTCTGTTCTATTAACTTGCTCTTGTTGGGCATTCAAAGACTGTTCCGCAAATGGACGAGTACCTAGTTTCTGATGTCGTTGCAAAAGTTGGGTTAATAAGCCACTAAACTTCTGGCTAGGTGTTGTGCCAGATATAGTTTCTGGCTGTTGGAAGTTTTGGTCTGAATACTGCGATCCAAATTGTAAATCTCTTGGTGTAGGCATGTTAGATGGTTAAATCTCGCTGTTGTTTTATTGCTTGCCTTGCTCGTTCAGCTTGTTCTAATTCAGAAGTTCTATTACGAATCGCACCTCTTCGATTGAATTCTTGTTCACCTACTAAGCCGTTATAGGTATCAGGGCTTAGTTCGTAAAAAGGCAGTTGACGGCCTGTATCCTGTTGGAACGCACCTTGGCCCGCCAGGACTCTTGGAGAGGCACCTACATTGGGAGCTGTAGGCATTGCTTGTCCTTGTAATCCACCATACTGTTGGGCAAATGTTCTTGCTTTAGTTCCAGCATTGAATCCCAAGGTTTGTCTATTCGTATCGAGTGTCTGTTGGGTATTAGTTGCCAAATCTTGTTCTTCTCTCTGCCTAATTCCAGACTGGGCAAATCCTTGTTCAGCAGACTGTTCGCCTAGTTTACGAACTTCTTTTCCATATTGGCGTTCGAGTTGTTGCTCGAACTGACCTAGTTGTTCGGTAGAGTATCCAACATCTCGCATGAACGATTCACGAGCCAATTTAAGTTGGCTTCCAAAGTATGGATCAATTTCGCCTTCAGCCTTTTTAGTAAATTCGGCTACCTGTTGGGGAGTAATCTCTATGTTAGGATTGATTCTTTCGCCTCGTTCTTGAAGCTTTGTTAGATATTCTTGAAGTTGGTTGTAAAGAATTACCCACTCAGGAGGAAGACCACTTAAATCTGGAGCATTACTTCCTACATCAGAGAATCCTTGCCCTGTTAATTCCCTTGCACCTGCTGTGCCTTGTGGAACCAATGCTCTTAGTCGTGCTTGTTGTTCGTCGTATGTTGCCATGGTTATAAATATGCAGCTCCAGTACTCTTGTCGAAGTATGGAGTGCGAATAAATTCTCCGATTAAGGTGTTAGCAATAATAGTATTGATTTGATAAGCTACGAATATTCCAGTATAAATACTTCTATCTATATTAGAGTTAGCAAGAGTCAGGTTGTTGGTTAAGGCATGGCGTATCATAAGTTGCGAAGTAGCTACCGTGTTAGTACAGTCAATCTCCCATAATTGTCCTGGAGCAAATGGAACTACTCGAATTACTGTATCCGAAGCTCCTTCAACATAGTCTAAGGAAAGTCCGAATACATTAGTTTGGGTAGTTGAACTAGAAGCTGGAACTACTCTCTTATCAACTCTAGAAAACTCAACTACACCTCCAGGATGTATAGTACCAGAAGCATACACTCGTATGATGTTTGGAACTGGAAGAGCTGAACCTTTAATGTTTACAAATCGTACTGCCATAATTATGGGCTGAAAATTGAAACAGGTAAACCAGTTACAGATGAAGATATCGAATCTCCTGATTGAGTGAGTAAACTCAACCTTTCTTCAACGGAATTGTATACCAATGGACTAACTACGGAATCCGTGTTCCTATTGAGGCCTTTATCAAAGCCTAAGGAATAAACATCCATCTTCTCTGGTTCGTTAATTGGTATTTTCATATATGATGCCTTCGTTCATACCTGACAAGATTTCTAAACCCATAAATACTGATGACTCCTGGCTAGATAAACCTGCTACTTTAAATCGAATCCTGTGGTGTTTAATTGCCAGAGAATTGAATAGGGTTACAAGCTGGCGTAGCTCAGGTGAAAGCGATTCCCATTGGTTGCTTTCGTCCACCTGATACATAACCTGCATACCTATTCCTTTTTCTGAAACAGCAGCCAGTTTATGAATGGTCTTAGTATTCCAGATGCCTTCCAATTCTAGCCAAGGTGTTATGAGATGGTATCGTATTGCTTCGCCAACATCAGTGAGGCCTTTATTGAACTCAGCCACTACTCCATTGTTTAACCCTATGGCTATTGAGCTTGAGGTAGAGGTTACAAACGGTGCACCTCGCCCAATTGGGAAAGCATAAGAATAGATAGTCCATACATCGGAAGATTCGGTATATCGGAAGACTACATTTCTCCACAGAGAACTACCTAGAGTTTCAGCTATAGTTAGGTTGCCAGCGATTGACCAGTAAATATGGTCTGAGTCTTTCCAGGAAGATATAGTCTTAGATTGAGCCAATGAAATAGCTGCAACGAAGTCGTTGATGGCTCTGGAAATCTCTATAGGATATCCACCAGAATAGCGATAGAAGCCAGTTTCATGGTGGAAGTAGAGTCCCTTTTTGCCTTCAATTATACTCTCCTGGCTACGAGTTCCAATTCTAATCAAAGGATCAGGATCAAGACCTGAAGTTCTAAAGCGGTATATATAGTTCGGCTTGAATACATCTAACTCCAAGGAATAGCGTTTCAGGCCACTTATACTCTCACCATCTCCAGGGTTGATATCTACATAATCAGTTCGAGGAGTCCAAGAAATGTTCCCAGCTGAGTCAATTACTGAAGAGAAGAACAGTCTAGAAGGAGTATCAGGATCGCCAGCCAAATAGATTCTTGACTTGTAAACTTCTCCAAACGAAGCTCGATTACCATCAACATCCATAAAGTGCTGGGTATTGAGAGGGTTTCCGCCAGAGATAACACTCGTAAACGGAAAAGTTCCGTACTTCATAGATTCATATGTTCCCGTGCTAGCCACTGGAATAGCCAATGTATAATTGTTGAAGTCTACGAATCTAACAGTTGGAGCTACACCAGTTTCGCTAGCTATAGTGAATACTGCAGAAGCCCAAATATAAGCATTGTTGTTATTGGGTATTCTACTAAACGAAACTCCACCATTAACACCTGAACTGAAGGCCGCAATTAGAATTGAACTTTGTGCATTGTGAAGAGCCACACAAGTATTACCAGCTGATACTGTAGCTCCAATAGCAGTCAGACCAGGTCGCAAGGAGGCAGCTCCAATACGATCGAAATGGAAGTTTCGAGCTTCGGAAACAGAACCCGCAGGAGCCAGAGTAGAGTCAACCGAACTCTCTCGTATTATTCCATACGAGCCTATGTTTCTTATACTTCTCTGTTGAAGTGGCGTACTCATTTAATATTCAGTAGGTATATCTGGTGTTATTCTCAACTCGACTCCTATGTATTCTGATTGCAGTGCTTCTCTCTTTTTAAGCTGCCAGAGTTGGAAGTCAGTATCTTCAGTATCCAATAACCCTGGATTCTTTCTTTTCTTTATCTTCCAAGCCAAGTACGGCACATAAATATCGTAGTTTGGTTCATCTAATTCATCTGCATCTGAATCTGAAGCAAAGATTGTAGTATACGCATCAAGTGAGATGTTTTGATTTATATAGCTAGTTGAGATTGGCCTATTAAAGAATATATAGGCAGAACCCTGTGGCTCAGCGAATACAGTAAAGTGATCAGGGAGGCCTAGAGAAACATTCTCATAAGCATCAGAACCAGCTGAGGCAGTTGGATATGAGCCATGGGCTGTAATGGTGAAGCTATTCTGGGAACCAGTGATTCTCGTACAGGCTATGTTCATTCCTTCAACCTGGATAGTAGGCGAACCAGAGAAGTCCCTTCCATTAGCTAACCAAATCGAAGTGGAAGTACCTCGAGTATATGGTACATCAAGAGTTGAATGAGGTTTGCCTCTCCAGTCGAAGTCCCATTCTTTCTTATCGTAGTAGGTCATGTTAGCCTCTGTGCCTAGTCGAACTCCATAGATGTTTTGGGCTGTATGAGGTTTCTCAACCCAAATAGGTAGCTCTATACGAAATGAACCTGTCAAAGCACTACCAATTACATTATTGTATCGTCTTCGGAATGGTCTTTTACCTTGAGCTAAGTGATACTCTCTTCGAGCTTCCCATAGAGCACGATTAAGGAACTCGTCTGATATAATTTTGCCATCAATCTGTTCATTTACTGATTCCAAGGCTCTTCGTTTCAGTTCATGTACCGTGTTATCGTTGTATCCAGCGTATGGTATAGCATCTGACCAATCAGAATTACTAGAACCAACAGTTTCGTTGAATCTTACGAAGTAGAAGCCTGAAGTTTTAGTAGTATCCTTGAATAAGTCCTCAGTTTTAGAAGGATTGATGTATTGAGGATAGGCCATTAAGGTAGTTTTAGAACCTCCTACCGTAGTAGCATGTTGAACTTCAAATCTATCCCAATCTATAATTGAAACTTTTGAGTCTTGAGGATGGTCGAAGCGAAGTCCAGCAATTAGTGTGGCACTTGTTCCGCCAATACTTGAACCAGATGAATTTGAAACATTCGAAGTCTTTATGATTTCGCTTTTCTCTTGACCTAATTCACCAATTAGAAGGATCTGGCCTGAAGCAGTAGTGAGCGAAGTAAAGGCAACTGTACTAACCAGGCCAATCGAAGTCGCTCCAGCGACAACATCACCTGTTAAAAAGGTAAATTCTTTGCTCTTGGGTAATATTGTAAGATCAGGATAAAGTGTTTTTGGCATGTTATGTTCCTATGTTTTACATTCCTATACCAGTTAGCATTCTTCTTCGGAATGCTCCACCTCCAGCAGCAGCTAGAGTGAATTCAAATGTATCGCTCGAATTAAATGTATGAACCGTATAGTCTCCATCAGTTGTTTCCGTACCGCCAGTTGAAGCTGATACATCAGCTGTGAGGAATCGAATGATAACCACGCCCGAACCGCCAGCTGCTCCATTTTGAGTAGCACCTCCTCCACCACCGCCTCCACCAGTGTTAGCACTACCAGCAGTAGGGACTGTAGGGCCTCCTGGCTCACCGCCAGTTCCGCCACCACCTGCACCACCCGCACCGACAGTACCGCCACTAGTTGTACCGCCTCCACCGCCTCCTCCTCGAGTTACAGAGGAACCACCGATTGAGCTGGCTAAACCTGCACCGCCTGCACCACCAGCTGCTCCAGCTTGACCTGCTTGTCCTGCAGCGTTTTTACCGCCTCCTCCGCCTGAGGCACCACCACCTGAACGACCTGCTCCGCCATCGTTTCCTTCGCCTACTGTAGCTGTACCGCCTGCACCTGGAGTGTTAGAAGCACCGCCACCGCCTGAGCCACCGTTAGCACCGTTTTCACCGTTCGCAGAACCGCCACCACCGCCACCATCAGTATCTAAGAGAACGCCGATTGAAGAAGCAGTACCATTTCCTCCAGTGCCTCCTGTGGTAGTATCTCCAGCACCGCCAGCTCCAACAGTTACAGTATAAGAACCTTCAGGAATACTAAGAGCCTGTTCAAGATAACCACCAGCTCCACCGCCTGCAGCTGAGTTTGGATCGGTGCCACCTTTGCCACCGCCTCCACCGCCTGATATTACTAATGATGTAGTAGATAGATTAGCCATTTTCTTCTTCTAACTTAGGGACTTCAACCCAATTTAGTAAATCTTCGTTCCAGTCATAGCCTTTACCATCTTGAGGCACAGGAATCGGTGCTTTCCATAAACAAGAATCCTCTTCGAGTATCCAAGAAGTGAATGGTCTAGGAGGAATAAAAGCATCTCTTATGGAGTCATAATTATAGCCAACTCCTGCGTAGTTTTTACGGATGCTTCCATCAACTGAAGTTTCAACCCAATTTTTAGGATCGCCTAGTTTGCCTGAGTCAATAAACTCCTGAGTCGAAGCAACGACTCTTTTGACCACTCCATTTTCGATTTCAGCAAAATACATTTTTAGGCACTTTCTTTGATATAACTCACAGAATAGTGAACTAATGAGCCATCGTTTAGCAAAGCAAGCGTTGTACTAGCTCCAGTGGCGAATAAGAAGCCAGGAGGTGTAACAGCTAGGTTAGCACCTTTGGGCGTGCTGGTCGTCTCCACAGCAGTTATGAGAGGCCTCCAGAAGTCAGTAGGCGAAGTTCCAGCTCCATTAGTGAAGCGAGGAGTCATCGATATAATGCCTGTAGTCTGTATAGAGTAGGCAAATACCTTGAAGCTGTAGTTAGCTGAGGGTGCGACGAGAGTTACACCGCTAGCTGATACGCCAGAGGTTGTACCAGATACAGTGAAGATGGAGGCAGTATGGCCTGCGTTATTGAATACTGCTCCAGCTGGATCTATCTTTACAACGAGAGTTCCAGCAGTACTTAATATGTGTACCTTTATCGAATTTGTAATATCGGTCAGGGTACCGTTCTTGATGGCAATTGAGTCGTTAATCTTGCCTACATCTACCTGTATAGTGCCATCTACCTTGCCCAAGTTAACACCTGCCGTACCTCCAATAGTATTAAAACGAACTGAAACTACATCATCTATTTTACCTACATTGACTTGGATGGTGCCATCAATCTTACCGATATTAACACCAATAGTGCCTGTAGCAGCACCGCTTATAGTTACAGGAAGTGGATCAGATGAAGAAACTTTGGTCTGGGTATTATCTCCTCCAAACTCAAGTTTCACATACTGGTGTTGTGCTGTTCCATCATCATCAGTGGCTATAGTTTTGCCACTTCCCTCTGTGATATTTACATTATCTGCCATATTATGTTAATCTGTGTTTCTTATTTTTACTACAGGCACATCATCACTCTTATAGATAGCTGGCGTAGAAGTATCTATCTGCGTAGCATAAGTCCAAACAAGCAAGAGGCCTATTGGTGTACCTATGCTTATATGCGACTCCACTGCATCTGTGCGAATACTCGAAAATCTTGAACCAACTTTAGGTATGTCAGTATTCCTGACACCTATAGTCGGAGCATCGTTGCGAATATTTGCTTGAGGCATGTTTTTATTCTACCAGAGTTTACTCTACCTCGAAACCCGTTAGGTTTACAAACATCTCACCAAGAGTAGTGCTTTTTCTTGCAAAGATTGCTCCCCCAACTGCCGTACTTTCCCAGCAACCAATGCTTGGGCTGAAGTTTATAGATGCGATTGCACCATATGAGGCAATTTGAGCTACAGGATTTTGCTTATCTGCAAAGAAGAAAGAAATAGTACCGCTTTCAGGTCCACCCATGATGGTTAGATCTGTAACGATTACCCTCTTCCCAGTAATGGGTGTCCAAACAGCAACAGTATCTGCTCCTGTAATAGACTTGGTTTTAACTATCGGTGATGATCCTCTTCCGAGGAAAAAGTTAATTGCTGACATGATTTAGAAACTTACATTTATAGTCTTTTCTCATTCCTGCGAAATGTTCATCTTCTGGAGTGAGCCTTACTTGCTCTAGGTCCAGGTTAGATAAAACATCTGCTACCATCCTCTGTAATTTACGATCAAAGCGTAAATAGTACTTAATGCCCATAACTAGCAATCTCCAAGTATCTTTGACTTCTTGGGTTTGCTCTCGAGAACTCATTACATCCATTAAGCGTAGGAGTTCCTTTATTGTGTTCTTTTTAAGAGCTTTTTTATCTAGCTCCACGATGACATCTTGCATTCTATACCGATAGGCATTGTCGAATTCAAGTATCGTGCAGACTATGTCTTTCAACATCAATCTAAGCTCAAGAACCTCGAGTTCCTCATTGGCTCTAGGCGTGTCGAATGCCATATAGATGGCTCTGACTGCCCTGGAGTATAATTTGCTCTTGATTCTGGATCTCTCGATTAGACGATGAAAGGTTCTAGCCGTAGTTGATATCAGGTCTTTAGCCAGGAATATCAACGGGAACATCAGAAGCAATCTGAACTTGTTCTTATGCTTGACTGTGTGGTAAAGTCCACTAAGCGTATTGCGAGAGATCTTCTTAATAAGATCTATCTTCTCTACGAACTCAAAGTACGGAAAGCCTCTATATGGGAGTGGATGTCCTGACATATAAGTCAGTATACCACCCTCATCAGGGAACTCTACCTTTTCGAGAGCATTTGTATCTGTAGGAACTTCCGATTGAAGCACAGGAATTTCTTTCATTTCTGCGACTATTCCGTGCATCAACTGGACATTCTGCATATAACCTGCCACTTCTGGAGGTAGAGTCCCTTCGGGTATTGTTGCAATTCCGTTTCCTTGCATTGGTGTACTTTAGTTAGCGAACAGCTGTGTAATCTCCAGTGAATCTCATATAACCAGTGGCATTGCCAAGGTTATGGAAGAACAAGGTTATGTTTCCTGCACCTGGTTGAGCACGCAATAGAATATATTGAGTTCCCTGTGTTCCGTAAGTGTAGGCTCCACCCTCTTCTCTTAAATTAACTACAACTGAATCTTCTGATCTAATTCCAGCAACTGTAACTGTGGTTGAATACCAAGGAGTTGCTATTGATGGTAATTGGACAGAAAAGCTACCTGCAATCGGGAATGTTCCAGACTTAGCAGGAAACTGCCATGCTCTGGAACCCTCATCATCTGACTTAATTGATAGTGTTCCCGATACATCAGAACCACTTGCTCCAAAACGAATCGCTGCCGTGTTTTTAAGGTTAACACCGCTAAAACCTGTATAATTGAAACCACCGTATACTGCCATTTAATGTTGAGCTTATTAGAGGCACTGTCGGCTCTTCCGTTAGGACAACCGAACCAGTGCCATGAAATAAGTTTTTTAACTAGCTAACTAGGCTGCGTTAGTGTTCTTAGATCCAACCCATCCTCGCGGATCGTTGTGTCCAAGATCGAATACAGTCGTAGCCTTGTACTGGATTTCACCAGTTTTGAATACCAAGTTTGGACCTTCCAACTCGATACCCTGAGCCTCTTTGAATTGAAGTCCATTTCTGGAAGTCTTCATAGAGGAATCGAACATGAACCAATAGTTCGTGTTGGTAGTAATCCAAGGCAATGCAACAATCTTGTAGACTGGCACTGCACCTGAATCATGATCAGCCGAACCAGGAATCCAACTCTTATTCAACGCTCCGAGGATTTCCACTGCTCTGTGATGAACAGCAGTTCCACGTGCACAAACGAATGTGTTGAGGTTGATATAAGTCGGCTTACCAGTCGGGTCTGTAACCAACGAAGCTGTACGATGAGCTGCTTTCAACGCATCGTATTCAAAGTCCATGTTAACAGTCGTACCATCAGTTATTCGGTTGTTCCAAGCTGTTCCGCCATCCTCACGAGTGTGGGAATTGCTAATGAAAGCAAGTCCGTCGCCACCAGTAGTCGGAATGCTGTAGTTGCCTGAAATGTCTGATGCAAGATAAGAGGTAGCAAATGCGTTGTCCAAACGGTCAGCACATCGCAACTCCCTTAAATCGGAACAGGCTTTTCGAGCTTCTGCAGTCACAGACTCCAGTTTTCTCTTTTGGATACCAAACATCCAGACCAACTTCGTAAATGACATCAAGACACCAAACTGAACTTGGGTGTAGGTCTTATCAAGACCCTGAACAGGTGAGGCAGCAGTAATCGCAGCATTTTCTACAATGCGGCCAGCGTATCCGATACCAGTCAAGGAAGATTCCTTGGTGTAGTAGTCTTTAACGCCAGTTTCAACATTGAAGTAATCCTGGTACATTCGGCCTTCCGTTGAACTACCCTTCAGCCAGATATCTTGGATACTAACATCTACTAAATCTGCAGCATCCGATAATGATAATGGATTAGGCATAGATTAGGATAGTATTCTTATTGCCAAAACGCCTGGCCAGGATTGACCATTTGTCGTGGAGTTTTAAGAAACTCGCCGATTACTTTTGCACTACCCGTTGAGGCACCACTTATAGCATAGCAGAAGAATACACCATTGATAGACAAAGTCTGATCATAGGAGGTATTTTCCACTGTTACACTGTCGTACAGTCGGAATCTTTTCATGAGCTGTGCTGTGTTAATAACATTCAACACATCACATTCCCACAACTGGCCAGGTACGAATGGGATCACTCGTACAAAGGAAGTAGGCTCGTTGACACCTTGGATATAATCCAAAGAAACGCCAACAATCGAGCTTCCAGTGGCAGAAGTAGTGGCAGAAACTGAAACATTGCCTGAGGAAACATCGAAGATAACTACAGAGTTAGGCTTGATGACTCCGGAACCAGGCAAGTTAATAACTGCTGGCTCATGAACTGAACCTGCACTTCTAACTAATTTAATCGCCATATTATTCGGGTAATTTAGTTTCTAAGTTTTTGATTTCTTCTTCCGACCAGCCATGCATATGAGATCGAAGCAAGGAGCTAAGATGACTATTTACAGGCTTAGGAGAAGATCGTTGAGAACCAGTAGAGCCAGAACTAGCTACTTTAATTTGCTGTTGCTTGACTGCTACAGTCCCTCGATCATTAGGAGTTTTAACAATTTCCCTGTGGGCTTGCAAGAGAACTTGGCTAATCAGACGAGGATCCTTTGGCATATTTATCCTAGGACTTCCATCTGGCCATTGAAATTGTCTCTGTAGAGCAGACCAATTTAGGTCATCAGGATCGTTTTCAGGTTTATATTCAGGGAACTTTTCCAAAAAGTTGTTGATTTCTTCTTTCTTAACAACATCGTAGAACATTTGCTGAGCTTCAGATTTAGTTAATAAACCTTTAGATCGAGCAACTTTTTCAATCAGACTTATATCATCTGGATGTAGGTCTGCGAGTTCATCATTAACTTCGTTAATCTGTTGACTAACTTGGTTAATTTCCTGCTGTTTCAGTTCTCTTCGCTGACCTTTGAGGTCAACAATTTGACGAAGCAACTTTTCTCTTTCTGATTGTAAACCAGATACTTGTTTTGTTAAGTTCCCAATATCACCACTCTCGTTTTCAAGAGCTGGTTTTTGTTCAGATTCCTCTGATTCCGCAGGAGGCTCGGCAGGAGTTTCCTTCTCCTCTAATATTGGAGCATCGCTCGCAATATCTTCTTTTACCTCCTCTATTGATTCCTCTTGTACTTCCTCTTGAGTTGCCTCATCAGAAGTAAAGTCGGGAATTGCACCAACTTTGTTTTCATTCATAGGGTTTGACTTCTTTTGATAACCCTGAAGAAGAACAGGGTCTACTTATTAAAACAAAACTGAACCCATTTGGTGAGTTCAGTTTGGTAGCTAAGGGAAGGAATCGCTAAAAACCTCCTTAGCTAGCCAATTGAACTAGCCAAACGCTTTAGCGATTCCTTATTAGTTGTTAACTTCTACTTCTTTTTCTTTACCATTCCACTATCAGACATGACATACTTCGATGCTGCTTTCCCTTTCTTTGTGTACGGAAACTTCTTAACCTTGCCTGATTTTGTTTCAACTTTTGGCATTATATTGGTCTATTAGCGAATGGTCTATCTTCGACCACTCGGAATTGGGTATCTTTATCTAAGTTATTAAATACTCTCTCGGCCCAGAGGCGAACTCCATTTACGCCATCCGCAAAAGTAATTACCTTGGGTCTAATATCTTTGCCACCATTCATCTCCTTTTGGGCAGGTGTAATTGAACTGTACTTTTCAGGTACTATAATCGAGAATAGGAAGCCAGCACTATCTGGAAGTGCTTCTAATTCAACTCCAAAGTTTTTGTTTAGTACCAAGTCCACAGTATCGATAAAGTCAGGAGGAATTGGATACTTGGGCATGCTAACAGTCTCAACAGGAGTCTCAACATTAGCAGGGTTAGGGCCAGCCACAGGCTCTACAACAGGCTCTGGTTTAACAGTATCTTCTACTTTCTTTTCCAAGGAAGCAAAACTAGACTTTAGAGATTCAATTTCTGAAGACAAATTAGCGAGAGTTTCTTTTTGTGTCATCGTTAGATTAATTATGGGTTAATATTAAATAAAACAAAAGTTGATAACTTCTAGGGTTTGATTAAGGGTAATCCACCATTCATAACACCCTGTTTATACTCTTTTGGAAGTGAACCAATTACATCCTCTCTTAAGGCAGAGCAAGGCACGCTGAGTTCTATCGGGAAGTTGATCATCTCTCCTTTATGGATATCCTTAGTAGCCTTGATTCCCAAGGTAGTCTTGTAATGATGGATCGTTTCAAGAGTTTGAGGTATGAGCTTTTGCTGGTCTTCAGGCTGACCACATACGAACAACACTTCTAATAGAATCTTCGTTGGTACAATAGCTGTCTTTCCATCAGGGAATGTCATTCTAACCAGCTTACAGTCCTTAACTTCTTCCTGTTCGCTCCAGTTGACTTCCCATACCATACCAGTTGAACGCTCGTCTACATCGATGATATTGAATTTTTCTCGTTCTTTTAACATATTACTTTAATAAAGTTAAAACTTGCTGAGTCCACCAAATACCGTAGACTCCGATGGCTATCTTGATAAGTTGTAATACTGTTTCACTCCTTGTCATTGCTCAATTTTATTAGTTCTTGGAAGAATTCTTGAACTCCTTTCGCTTTACCTTGTTGAACCAACATTTTGCTTACTGTAGCCCATTCTGTATCCTCTAAACTGGTATCGCTCTTGAATTGTTGAATAATCATCTCAGCAACTCTTTCGAATGTAGTCCATTGCGGCGAATGGATTATGTTCCTAATCTGATCCTTTTCCAGCTTTGTTAAAAGGTTCATCTAAAGCCCTGGCTTAGCCTACTTACAATTCGTTGGGCTATTCCTTGTGGCCGCTCAGGCATACCCGTGCTACTTACCATCGTTTCAGCTTCGGGAGCAGCCATATCGGGAACCTCTGCAGGAACCCCTCCAGGAGTGCCAGAAGCTCCTCCAACGCCTTCAGCTGGAAGGAATAGAGGTGGCTGAGGCTGTGGCTGTTGTTGCTGTTCTGCAGGATCCTGGTTCCAATTATCAGGTAGAATATCTCTCGGATCCTTGTCATAGAGCTTAACTAGAGCCTTGGCTACCTTGCCATATACCATTGGCCCAATATCTTGTCCAGTCATAGGATCAGGCCGAGGAGCAATAAGAGGAATAAGCATATTGTACATCTCCAAGTCTAGAGCTTTCTCTACCTGCTTAGAGGAAGTCAGCACTGATTGGGACTTCACATTGATAATACCCTCCCAGTTCAAAGACTCTGGCTTGACTCTAAAGAACTGAGTTTCTTGTGTTTCAATCAGGTTGCCTTTTTCATCTTTATCTAAATTGAGTGGGAACTCAGGGAATACTTTGGCTTTGAATATATCCTTAGCTACACCATTCTCATCTGTTTGTACGGTTCGTTCGTAGAGCTGAGGATCAGAGTCTATCTCCTTTAGATAGTCGTCAATCAGGGCAGGATCTACAATCTCATAGACTTCAGGCACGGAATATAAGAGCTGGGATAGAGCTACTGTGATATAGGCTTCCGTGTTCAAGGCATCAGTAATGTTCTCTAACGGATTCTTTAATCTCTTTAGAGCAGCCTCTTTAGCTTGAGCTATCTCAAATGCTGTCTTACCGGTAATAGTACCAAGCAAGGGTTCAGTAATACCTGAGGCCTCATCCATGTCCTTCTTGAATCTATCGAGTCCTTCCCAGGCTTCTGCTCCAGGCCCAGGAACTTGGAGCCAGTTGATGTTCTTAGGATCTAATACCTGTTTACCTACACCTGGCGTAATCTTGATATCTCCAGTTTCACTAAGACTCTGTGTTCCTTGATAGAAGAACATCTTATAGATCGAGATAACCAATTGGTCAATGGTCATGTTTCTAACCTTGTCTATAAGGTTATTGTCATAACGCATGGCTTCATAGATACCGATACCGTAGGGGCAATTACCACTCCTAAGATTCCAATAGGTCTGCCAGAGCGAGAGCTTCTTTAAGCCATGAGCATCTGAAATAGGCAGAGGAGTCAAGACTACAGGCACGCCATTGGCTATTACCAGGAACAGGTCTTTCAGTTTGTTCTCGTAGAAGTATACCTCAACCAAGTCAGATTCTCTGTAGGTCTTTTCTTCAGTTGTTCCTTTGCTACCAGTTAGGCGGTCTGAAGTAATGCCACCTGGCTGTACTAGAGGAGTCAGCTTCCAGTTTGCGAACTCTTCTTTGAAGGCATCTAAGGCATAGACCTTACGCCAGCACCAATCTCGCATAGAGAACTGGTTGTTGGGCAATGCCATGTCATCTATCCAGACATTCCAGGGATCTAGGTTCTCACGGAAGATATCGTTAAACTCCACCACTTCCTTCTCTTCATATATAGACTTGTCAGGTTCGAGCTGATTGAACTCAACAAGATTGTTGACTTTTCTGCTTATTCGAAGAGGATAGGTTCGAGCACAGGCCCAGCCATACTTGGCTAGATTGAATACGAATAACTTGAGCTGTTGCTTACTCTTAGCAGTTTCCCAACTACGCTTGTAGAGCTGACGCATTAGTTCACTCGTAGCCTGGAACTTCTTAGAGGTAGCAGAGAATACACCCTCTGGATTCTGGTCAATCAGAGTAGCTAGAGCTATCTGGATCTTAACATATGGATTAGGTTGAGCGATATCAGACTGCCAGTTGGTTTCACCCAAGTTAACCATCTGCCCTCTCCAGCCTTTGTCTTCATCTGTAACAAGAACCTTCTTGCCTTTGCCTTTTAGTCTATGTGGTATGTAATCTCTATCAGCATCAGACCAGATGCTCTCCATATTGTAGCCATACTGTTCAGTTCTAGCTTCCTGGAGTTTAGTTATTCGCTGCTTGACGAATTCAAAATCCTTACGCTGTTGTTCGTTAAGGTCTTTTACTTCGCTAAACACTCTAACTGCCTTTTTTTCTTGTTCAGGCATTCAGACAAGAGTACTTTAATTACTTCAAGTATGGCTTTTAATTCCTAAAACACAAAGTTGATAACTTTAATCAAATAGCAGATGCGGTAATCGTTGTGATTCATCTCTAGCTTCCTTCAACTTACGCTCTAAATCAGATAAAGGCTTCAAGGAAGATCTCTCATGTAGACTCATAAGCATGTATCTATCAGCATCAGCAGCATGGTCTTCGCCATCTGTATCTACATCTTCAGGTCTATGCTCATCGTGGATTAAGGCAGGAATAGTTCTAATTGAATTGAAGCAGGTGCTAAAGTATGTGAGCTTAGGTTTCTTATGCTCATCCCACCTTAGATATTGATGCATTAGATTCCATCCATCAACTCGTCTATTGGAAGCAGGAAGGAATACTATGCCATAATGAGCAAAGGTCTCAGCTATCGTTTGGCCACCATACTTATCTACATATCCTATGTTGGCAAATATAGATGGATCAGCTACTGAATACTCATAAGACTCTCCTTTAGACAAATCACCTATTTCAGCAGCTAGTTGATCTACATTCATTCCACGCTTGTAAAGTTCTCTATACTTATACACCTTGCCATCGTAGTCTAAGGCATACCAAGAACAACAGGCTGGATTCTCTCTACCATGGTCGTATGCTCTAAACCTTTTCCAACTGCTGGGTATCTCAAATGGCTGTACGATATGCACATCCTTATCCCACTCACCGAAGTACTGGCCTTCAAAGACATCCCAATTACCATCTCTGTATGCCTTCCTGAGCTTCTCTGGCAAGGAACCTAGAGTGTTGTAATAGCTATCAGGGAGATGTTTATTGTCTTGCGGTAATGCCTTAATGAAGTGGAACTGTTCCCGTTCAGTTTCTTCTGATGGAAAGTTTCGTTCGATCCATAGTTGCTTGACCCAGTCATGACCGATACCTCCAGGATTAGAAGCAGCTATGAACTTAGTATGCTCAATTCCAGGCCAGCGTTTTCTAAGTCTTAGGAAGTCAAAGGTTTCTTTTGGATTCTTAGTTAGCTCATCTACCTCAATAAGAGCAAACTCTGAAGATAGATATTTTGAAGGATCATCTAGGTTTCTGAAAGCAATAACACCACCACCGAATGACTCTTTCAATCTGTATTCGTGGCTTCCACCATTGTAATCTCCCAACCAACTTGGGAACTCATAAGCTATACGAGATAGATGTCTATCGTGTAGAGCTGGATAGTCTTCACAGAATAGGCCACAACGAATGCCTTTTACACCTGTCTTATGCCAAGTTTCAATTAGGAACTTAATTGGATACTTCCGAAGGAAATAAGACTTACCTGGCCCAGCAGCTCCACCATAAAATACATAGTCATACTTCTCTACTGCTTCTTCGGCATCCTTTTGTTTTCTATATATGACTCCACCTTTTTCGTATTCAAAGTTAGACCATTGCCTCCACCAATCAGACCAGTTTAGCTGTTTCTTCATCTTCTTTTTTCTTATCTTCAAACAGAAACTCTAATCCCTCATGCCTAACTGTCTCAGCTGGCTTGCCAATGAATTGGTCTAATAAGTATTCAGGACGAGCCTTCTTAATCTTATCTAGGAACATCTTAGACATCTCTGCATCAAAGATAGCTCTACGCTCTTCCATGGCAAGAGTCTTTTTTCCTTTGGCTCCATCTGGTCTTCCATTAGGATTACCTGATTTTCCTTTTACAAATGTCATATCTTAATAAAAACAACAATTTACAACGCTTTATACGCTGATACAATACCAATGGGTTTACTATTGCAAATCTGTGTTTCAGCACATCGTACTCTCTATGCTTCTCTATATGTTTCCCCCATACAAACAAATAGTAGTTGTCCCATCGTCCAGTCCAGCCTAATTTATTTAATATGTTCACTTTCTTACACAGTAATAATTCCAATAGCCATCACCGTAATCATTGGGTATCTGCTCATAAGTAAAGTATCTATCTAAGAAGATCG